GCATCGCCCTGGGTCGACGGCGCCCTGCTTGTGCCTGAGCCGGCCGGCGGTCTGACCAGCGCACGCGCGCGAAAACGCCATGCCGCTGAAGTGGCCGCCGCGGCCATCACTCAGGCCCAGCTCGGCCGATCAGTCCTTCTGGCGCTGGAAGAGCCGCAGGCCTTGCACACACTCGAGCGCGCGGGCGTCATAGTGGGCGCGTGGCTGCCCGACGACCCGGAGTACGCCACCAAGCGGCTTGAGGCGGGCGCCCAGCTGCCCGGCCCCGCGCGAGGCGCCCTGCACCGGTGGGCCTCTCAGGTGAAAGCCTTGGCGGCCTACGGCCCAACCCTGTGCGGCGGCGATGTGCCCCAACTCTCGCCCTCGGGCGTCCGCCGCGCCGCCTCCGACGCCGCCGGCCCTGCGCGCGTCGTCGCCGCCCTGCTGGCCGACGAGGCCGTCTACTTCACAAAGAAGGCCCTCGCGCCCGGGTTCATCGACTCTACGCCAGGCCCACCGCCTCCTCAGGCCTGCATATGCCCGCTCAACGTGGCGGTCAGCGCAATCGTTGAGGCCGGGGCCGAGATGGAAGACGTGCTCGCCGCACTGCTTAGACTGGTCGGCCAGCCCTACGACTATGCCTGCGCCCACCTCCTCTACGACTTCGGTGTGGCTCGGGACGACGGGATACCACAGATTGCAGCCCTACTCAGCCTGCCCATGGCACAGCTCCACCCCCTGGCCAAAGAGCTCTCCGGGCTCGTCAAGCGCTGGGGGGCGCCGCCAGACTGGGGTGTGCCCGCAGCCCGCGTGGCGGAAATCCACTGCATTGGGGCCCGGGGCATCGGGGCCGCCGACGTCCGGGAAGAGATACAGCACAGGCGAGACTTGGCCCACGCCCTCCCCGTGAGCAGCGAGCGTGTGGCCGAAGTCATCAAGCGCAAGCTTGACGATGACCTGAGGCCTGCGCGGCACCGCCTGCCCACGCCCACCGAGTTCATGGAGCTCCGGGCACTCTGGGTCACGTCCGGCTCGCAGCCTAGCGGTGCCGCCGTCCTGCCAGAGGGGGCTGTCGTCATTGACGGCGCGACCAAAGAGCTTAAGTTCAGGCACACGAAAAAGTCGTGGGTCGAGACGGTCGGTTCACGCTACCTGGACGACGTGCTAGCCGGCACCCCCGAGATACGCGCAACCTACTCAGTGAAGATCAACGACCCAGCCAAGGTCCGCGTCCTGTACGGCTGCGACACCGAAAGCTACTTGGCCTACAGCTACGTGCTCGCGCCCATCGAGGCTGCCCTTGCTCGCAGCGACATGCTGCTGCGCCCCGGCGCCGCCGACGAACTGGTGGCAGTGCTGGCCCGTACGCAGGAACTCGCACGAGGCGTCGGCTATATGTACGACTTTGACGACTTTAACAGCCAGCACTCGTACGAGGCCATGAAAGGCGTGTTTAAGGGCGTCGCCGCCAGCGCCTGGTGCCAAGGGCAGCCTGAGTACTTCCGCCGCGCCGTCGCCTGGTGCGTGCACGCCCTGGACAAGGTAGTCGCCAAGTACCCCAACGGCACCGAAGTTGCCGGGCCCCTCGGCCTCATGTCCGGCTGGCGAGCTACCTCATTCGTCAATACGCTGCTCAACTGGGCTTACCTCACCATTGCGGCCGCCGACGCCCACGTGCCTGAGGCGCTAGCCTTCTCGCAGCATGCAGGTGACGATGTGTTCGCCGTGATGGGCAGCCGTGTCGACGTGCTTTCGCTGATGTGTTCGCTCAAGGCCCTGGGCGCCCGAGGTAACGAGCTCAAGATCGCCATCTCGCGGCAGTTCGGCGAGTTCCTGCGCTGCAGGTACGAGCTAGGCAGCGTCGCTGGCTACGTTGCTCGGCCGATCGCAAGCTTGGCCACGGGCAACTTCATGGGCCGCGCCAGCCTGGACCCGCTGCAGAAGGCCTCCGAAGTTGCCGAGCATGTCGCCCGCTGCGTGACCCGGGGAATGCGCACGCGCCTGGGCTCCTGTCTGCTGGTTAAGCTAGCACGCTACTGGGGGGCGGTCCGGCACCCGGAAACAGGTGCCTGGCATGCCCCGCCGGACGCAGTGCTCTACGCCCCACGCAGCCGCAACGGCCTGGGCATTGTGGGTGATAGCGCCCTGGCCGCCCGCTGGTGGCGCACCTCACTGCCCCAGCCACCCGACCTACACGGGGAAGTCCTCCTTTCGTCCGAGGTCCCCTCCCTCGCCACTGACGACGCTGTCGCCAGATTGCGCGACGCATTGCGCGAGCTGCCCTTGGGCAACGACGCCTGGGCCCGCGCCCGCAATGCCCTACTTGCCTCCTCCTACAGCGGGAGCGCCATCGCCGCAGCCCAAGCAGCTACCGGCCACTACGCCGCCGACCACCTGATTGAGTGGTATGACGCCTGCAGACAGATACCTGTGCCACGCGCACAGACGGGTCTGCAGGAACTACGTCATGCCGCCGATTTTCGTGAATCAGTCGGCGGGCCGGTGGAGCTGCTGACGGGAGCACTGGGGCACGTGGCGCCTACCGCACCGAGGCTGTATGGGCTATTGGCCAAGGTAGCTGGCTTGCGCGATGCCGTACGCGGTACGCCGCTCGCCCGGCCAGCCGCCACCCACGTGCTAGTACAGGCCGTGCGTCCTCAGGATGCCGCCGAGTACCAGCGCCTCGTCGCAGAGATCGGGCATGCCCGAGCTTCCGCCTTTGTGTGGGCTGCGACCGACACCGACTTCGTTGCGGTGTTCCACCTTTCCGGCATGGTCAGAGACTATGCCTGGCTACTGCACCACATTGCAGTAATCGCTTCGCTGAGACTT